TTTGGCACGGTTCTTGACGAACGTCAGGGCAGCCCGTTTATAGGCAGCAGTCCTTTTGTTTTTGTCATTCGGTGGTTTTGTTTGTTTCTTGGGTTTTACTTCAATGATATATTTCGTTACCTTTCCTGACTTTTCACGAACTTTGATGTAGAAATCAGGGAAGTATCTATGCACTCGTCCATCAGTTGGACAACGATATGGTATGATGACTTCTTCACTACCCCACTCTAAAATTGAGGGATTGTTATCACAGAACACCATGAACTTTCGTTCCCATAATGATCTATAGATAATGCGAGTAGGATTGCCACGATACTTCTTTGGATTGACTGGTTTATACAGTCCAGTATATGCCATAAATATATAAGATCCCACGATTATATTTAGCAGTGGCAGTAACAAAAATCGATGAGTTCATGAAGCGAATCGGTGTCAAGGGCGGAATGTCCATGACATCTGCTTTCGATGTTGAATTTGATTTTGCAGGAACTCCAGCAGCAGGATTAAATGCTGTGAGGGAATATTATTCTGGCACTGAAAAGGAAATAGTTACAATGTTGTGTGATGAAGCGCAACTTCCAAATGTTCAATCTGCTACTGCACAAATTACGGGAAGATATCTTGGCGAAGGTCCAATTTCATATCCACATACCAGAATTTACACAGATGTAAGTTTGGGATTCTTGCTAGACGCAGATTTGACGGCATTGAAATTTTTCACCGCATGGTATGACAGTATTTTTGGCGAAACTAATCGTACAAGTAGAATTCGTAACATAAACAGGGTCAATAAATTGAAGTTTATGGATGATTATGTATGTACTGCAAAAATAATGAAAACTGAACCGAATGAAAAAGCATCTAATGGAAGAAATCCCGTAACTTTTTTGTTAGAAAATTGTTACCCATATTCAATTGATGCAGTTCCATTGTCTTATGGAACTTCACAGGTAACTAGATTGACTGTTAATTTATATTATACTAGACATACTGTCATATATGATGAACCTCTAGAAACTGCCTCGGAATTTGCTGATAGAACTGGAAGACTCCCACCTGGGTAGCAAATTCACTTTTTCGATTCTATGAAAGCGGGAAAATTTTTCCCGCTATTTTTTGTCTGAAAAAGTCGCTAAATATAAATATGACCTTGGAGTTAATATAATGGCTTTGCCAACCCCTGGATATCCAACTTATGAGTTGGAATTGCCTTCTACTGGAAAAACTGTCAAATATCGCCCATTTTTGGTAAAAGAGGAAAAAGTTCTCTTACTAGCAATGGAGTCGCAAGATGAAAAACAGATTACAAACGCAGTAAAGGATTTAATCAAAAATTGCGTAATTTCAAGAATTAAGGTTGAAAATCTCCCTAATTTTGATCTTGAATATCTGTTTCTTAAGATTAGAGGAGCTTCAATTGGAGAACAGATCGTTCTGACTGTCACATGTCGTGATGATGACGAAACACAAGTTGAAGCAGTTATTGATATCGATAAAGTCGAAGTTTTGAAACCAGATGGGCATGATAGAAAAATCATGTTTAACGATGAATTTGGTATCATGATGAATTACCCTAGCATGAAGCAATTTATTGATAGGGAATTTTTGCAGAAAGATATGAAAACTGATGAAGTTTATAATTTCATTGCTGATAGTATTGACCAAATTTTTCAAGGAGAAGATGTATATGACTCTTCTACCACTACAAAGAAGGAATTTCGCGAATTTATCGAAACTCTGACTACGAAGCAGTTTGAGAAAATTCAACAATTCTATGCAACGTCTCCAAAACTGTCACATACATTTAAAGTTGTGAATCCAAATACTGGAGTTGAATCTGAATATACTATTGAGGGTCTGCAGAGTTTTTTCGCATAGCCCTCTTCCAAAATAATCTGGAGGGGTATTATCGGATGAATTTTGCTTTGATGCAGTACCATAAATATAGCTTGACTGAGATTGAAAATTGGTTGCCTTGGGAAAGAGAAATTTATACAACTTTCCTTATGCAGTATCTTGAAGAAGTCAAGCAAAAACAAGAAGCAGCAAAGAATAGATAGTGGCAAATATCTCTCAGACATATAGTGGCGATTTTACCAGTTTTATCGCTGGTAAGTTGTTAAACGCTGCTGGAATGGCGAAGGGGGAGAGTGATAGAAGAGAAGAGAAGAATTTAGAAAAAGCAAGACCAGGGTCTTTATTTGCGAGAGCACTACAAAGTGAGTTTGGTGGTGACTTGTACAATAGGACTCTAGGGAATTTTGATCCTAGAAAAGGTGCAGGAGAAACTGATAGATCTACTTCAAAAGAAGGTCGTTACAAAGCACAATTTGGTGATGTTCCCTCAAAGTCAAAATCTGACCTAGAAGACGCTGAACAAGAATTATTCAAAGGTGATGATTCTATACCTGTAAAAAATGTAGATGCCAGAGAGCATATATCGAAAATTATTGGCGTCGGACTGGATGTAAAACTAATTCAAGCAGATGCTAGAATTCAGAAGGTTTCTAATCAAGTATCATCTGTACAAGACACTGTTGTACAAACACAAAAATTATTAGTAGATCAAACTGAATTATTGGGAGAAAAGTTTGATACTATTCTTGATGTTTTTTCTGGTCAATTAGCATATCAGCAGAAAATATCAGATGAAGCAAAAGCAAGAAGAAGAGAAAACGAATTAGAACAGGAAAAGGATTTATCGACTACTAGAAAGATTGAGGGGGGTTTTAAAACAAAAAAGAAGGGACCAGATGTTCTTGGTAATGTTCTTGGTGTAGTAGCAGATATGCTGCGAGGGAAAAAGGGAAGCAAGGCAATTGCACAATTGTTGAATGCGTTAAAAAGTAAAGCATCTTCTGCGTCAAAAATTAAGGCGGCATTGGGTGTAGCTAGAACCCTTTATGGAGCAAGAAGAGATACTATTCGTGGTAGAGCAGCATTTAACTTTGGAAAGGGTTTATATGATAAATTAAGAACGGATACTCTTGAAGAAGCTATTGGAATAGTTCCAAAACGCTCAAAACTTGATAAAATTAAAGAATTTATCACAAATAAACCAAGAAGTCCTGTTAGACCAAGAAGTTCTATTAAAACAGGAATTGATAGTTTTGATAAAGAAATTCTTTCTGGAATATTAGAAGTTGAAGTTGATCAATTAACTAATGAAGTAAAGAAACCTGGGACACTTAAAAAGTTAAAAGACGCCGCAGCAGATGGACTTATTGACTCCGCAGATCTTCCTAGATTAGAAAACAGTGTAAAATCATTATCAAGAACTAATATTGCTAGTCCAATTAAACCAGTAACTACTGGTGCTGGTCCTAAAATGGCTAACGAAGTTACTGAGAAATTGGGAACCACGGGTGGTGCTCAACTTCTAGAATCTGCTGGAAAGAAAGGATCTTCAAAAGTACTTGGCAAAGCAGGTAAATTTGTTCCTGGTTTAGGAACTGGTATCGCTCTTGCAGAAGCGGGATATAGATTTACTCAGGGTGATACAACTGGTGCTCTTTTAAGTTTAGGTTCTGCACTTCCTATTCTTGGATGGGGATTTACTGCAATTGATATTGCTAGAGATCTTGGATACAATCCAATGGGTCTTCCAGAAGTACCTCAGCAATTTGAAAGAGGAACTAATTTAACAAAACCTGGATTAGCAGAAGTGCATGGAACCGAGGCAATTCTTGGCAAAAAAGATAGATCTGATATGCTATCATCGTATCAGCAGGCAGTAAATCAAGTTGGATCTACTTTAGTGTCATCATCCGTTTCTTTTGCTGATGCTGTGGGAATGGGTTCTGAAGTTAAATCTCACCTTAAAAGTACAGGGTTGTCTTTTGATATTGTAAATATCCCAGTTTCGACTAATATTGGTAGAGGAGTTAAATCTGGACCGTTATCATCTTTGGAGGATTCTTTTACTCGCGATATTTTCGCACGTAGAGAAGAGAAAGAAGAAGAGTTGGATAAAGAAGTCGAAGATGGTGAAAATAATAATAATGAAAATCCACCTACTCCACAAAATAATGGTGGACAAAGACCGAGATCATCAAATCCTCTGCCGAATGGAAGTTATGCATCTGGAACGTGGATTGGAAATCCTGGTGACAAAGACGGAAACCAAACAGGTCTAAACATGAATCTTCCTGGTGGAATTGGAACACCAATTTATGCTCCAATAGACCTGATTTACAAAACAGTTGGAACTGATGGAAAACCTGCTGTTGGATTAGATGGAACTGCTGATGTACTTGGTCCACAAGGTAAAGGATTTGGATATTATGGTGCATATTTCTTTGAAAAGGATGGCAAAGAGTATGAAGTCCTTTTAGGGCATTTTAGAGATCTTCCATATAAAGGAAGTGCGGATGGTGAAAAAATTCCAAAAGGAACATTATTAGGATATCAGGGTGCATCTGGAAGATCAGTATCTAGAACTGGTGGTGTTTATCCACATATTACATTGCATGTCAATGGTATTGGACATTTTGCTAGTAATTCTGTTCTCACATGGTTTGCTGATGGATTGGCAACTACTAAAGGATCATCTGGTCCTGGGTCTTCAGGATATGGAAATGGTGGAGAAAGAGATAAAGCATTCCATGAACTAGCAAAAGACGAAGCACTTTCATCTTTAACACCAGGAGTAAATGACTACGTAAAACCAGGAGGTCGTAGCGTTATTAGTAATACTCCATGGGAATCTATTACTGATGACACCCTTTTATATGTTTATGCTGACAGTAAAGGAGTTCCTACCATCGGATATGGTTCTGCAGCAATGCGTGGCATTACTTTTGGAACAAAACCAATTACAGTTCGCCAAGCAAAAACATGGTTGCGAGATGATATCAATAGAATTTCTAATGGTTTGTCTGAAAATATAAAGTGGTGGAACAGCATGACTGATGATCAGAGAGCTGGTCTGATTATGTTTGAATATAATGCTGGTGAGGGCAATAGTTATCTTGGCAATCCTGAATATCCAACATTTGCTCGTCAATTAGAAGCAGGAAATATTAGAGCAGCAATTCCAGAAATTCAAAGAGAAGGTCCTGGACAAAGTAGAATTAACTTAGAGCAGGATCTATTGAGAAGCGGTCCTCAGCAAATTGTTGGACCTAAAATTGTAGGTCCGAAGATAGTTGGGGAAGGGAAAGTTGGTGCTGGATTCCCATTCTTCCCAGATCTTACTATTATGAAAGGCATTCAGGATGGATTGAGGAGAAATAGAGAAAGGGAA